TAAATGCTAAACCTGCTGTTGGTGTCCAGTCTTTTGCGTCTGTGTCATAATCAACACCTGCACTTAGTTCTGCACCTGCATAGTTTAATACATACTCACCACCTACGTGCTGTAGTCTGTTATCATCTGAACCGTTGATGTATGCTGATAAGCCGCCAGTTGCTACTGAACCTTCAAAAGCCCAATCTTCTGCATCTGTGTCGTATGTTGCCATACCGCCTGCTGTTACCATACCTAAGTCTAGTCCAGCAACTTCTGCACCTAGTACAGTGTTTTCGCTTGTACGGTTGTAGTCAGCACTTGCTGTTACGTCTACAATACCTGCGTCTACTGTGTATGCACCTTGTAGGTTACTTACTTCTGATACGTCTGTTGTCCAGTCAGTTAAGCCTACTGCTACACTTGCACCACCAAAAGACAATGCTAATGATTCTGTCATTGCTGGTTTTGCTAATGTTCCGTCAGCTGATGCATTTGCACCTGTTTCTGGTAATAGACCGTTGTCATCACCAAATGCTAAACCTACTGCACCGATTGTAGTTCCTACTGTCCATGTGTCCAGTGTTAGAGCATTACCGTCTGTTGCTTTAAAGTCTAGGTCAACAGTTGCTAAAGAACCTGCATCAACGTCTAGTTCGATACCCATTACGCCTGCTGTTTTACCTGCGGCTGTTTCAGCAAAGTCTAAGTTTACTGCACCTGATAATACTAGCCCTACTGGAGCCTGTGTTTTTGTTACTGTTTCTTCAGCCATTGCTGAAGTCGTTGCCATTGCGGCAACCATTGCTATCGCGAGAATACGCATTATTACTTCCTTATATTATTATATTATTTTTTTCTATGTGAGCTTTGGGGTGGGAATGTTTTGCTTCACACTATTAGTTATCTAATGCGCACTCTTTTTGTGCAAGAATGAGCTGCCAAGAGAAAAGAGTGTCACTTTTCAGCAACACTCTTACGTCGATTAGCTAGATATTAAAGTCCGTTAGGAACAATAACGTAATGGATTAACAGTACAAGGGCAACACTTGCTCCAAGTCCTATCATCATTTTCATAAAGTCTCTTCCAACTAATGGAAACACACTTTTAAATTTATGTTTGCCTGTAAACTGTGCAATAGCAAGTTCACGTCCAGCTAACATACCGACGAACACCCAAGTTGTTGACATAGGTATATCGTTTAGTTCTTTAAAGAAGTACAAACACATCCAATAGAACAAGTCAATTAGCGTTGCACTTCTTACATAACGAGTGTTATGTTTTTCTAGTACAATATTTTGTATCTTGCCGCCTCGTTCTCTAAACATAAAGAACAAGCCTCCTACAAATACAAAACTAATCAACACCATTAGATCCACAGGTACTTGTCTTGGAAGGAACACTGCAATGTTAGCCATGTCATGTGACAACCAAGTCCACCACAAGCCTCCTGTTGCAAACCACTGTGCTATGCGCCAATAGTTTTTGTTCTTCTCTTGTACTGCTACACCTTCATCAAGTGTTCTACTAACTACATACCATACTCCGTATGCGAACATTGCCGCAATACCGTAGCCCATGATGCTCTTCATCAACATCTTTTCTAGCACAAAAGTACTTGCAAAAGCACTCAACACTAGAAAGGATGTTGATACCGGGACACCAAGTCTTGTTAATAATACAAGTATGCCTGGAGCGGCTGCATGATACCATTGTATTTCTTCCCATGGTATTTTATTAAGTCGACCGTAACTGATGTCACCGCCGTTTGTATACCAACCATACCAGAGTGTTGCAAGTAACACTGCACTTGCCGCTCCCCATAATGTTGTATACTTGAATCGCTCGTTATTTGATGCCATCCATGTACCGAGCGTTTGTACTGAATCATTTGCAATCACAGCATATGCTGCGAATAGGAACCCGACTAGGCTCCATAAGGTGAGTGCGTCCATTAGTTTCTCCTCTGCTTGCCGTCTTGTCCACGGCGCTCACATAATAGGTAGGCTCGACGTTGCCTACCATTTATTTATTGTACGAAACTATTTGTAATTTGTCAACCGGACTCAAAAGAAAAGACACCGAAGTGCCTTTTCCTGCTATGTTTGGTAACAAGGCCTAACTACCTCGTAACAGCCTAAGCTGCTAATGAATAATTCGCGTTTGCAATTATTAAGTTTGTTCGCGTTAACCGAGCTTACATCCGGGCAACTCCACTCTTCTACTAATCCGCCTGTCGATCCTAGTTCAGCCCCATCAACTATACACTCATTAAATGTATACTTGGTGGAGCTGCCGGGTACCGCCCCCGGGTCCAGCTCGTCGTTTGAATTGCTTCAACGTTACAGTTGTATTTATACAGCCTTTTTTACTGATTGTCAACCTAAGATTAAGTCCATAGCAAACTTTCTGTCTTCTATTTCTTCAGCAGTTAAGCCTTCGTCTTTTTTAGGTTTAATTGGTTCTAACCAAGTATCTGCAATATATGCACGAGGTGATGGTCCAAGCATAATATTTAGATCATCAGCTTCGATCCACCAATAATTATCAGTAACAGCAGCCTGACACATTATTCCATTAAAATGAAAATGTGTACCTTTTTCAAAATGTCCAATTAGTTCTGCTACTTTTACAATACGGCCTACGTTTTGTGGATTCACTGACCATTTGATTACTGCTAAGTCACCTTGTTTACACTTCATTGTTTGCTGCCTTTTTTGTATCGTGCTTTAATATCATTGCTGATAATTCATCTGATTTAACTAACCAGCCGCCTTCGTTTACAATGAATACATCTCCGGGCCTATATAGAACACTTTCTTTCTTTGTCCCATCTTTCATTTCGCCCATTACTTCTCCGGGCCAATCACCTACAACTCTAAAGTTATTACCCACTTGATCTATGTTATAATCTACCCACATCATATTATCTTCTCCGTTAGTTTTGCTTGCGGATATTTAAGTACAAAATACGTTGCTTGTTTAGAGTCTGGTATTTCTACATAGATATCACAACGGCAATATACATCGCCTGGGAGAGTTTGGCTATTTGATCGTAACCAAACCCACTCCCAGTCGTTTTCTTCAATTAGTTTATAAACTTCAACGGTTACTTCTCTTTGTACCCATATTGATTCTAGATCAGTTTCAGCATGTTTCCATTTATATTCGCATGATCCTAAGTAATACCTCATTCAAGAATATCAGCAATCCTGTGTGCGAGTTGTCTAAACCACATCTCGTCGTGTCCACGAGTAGTTTCAGCGGCAGTACCTAAACGTATTCCGCTTGTCTCTACAAACGACCTTGGATCATTTGGCACACCATTTTTGTTTACAGTAATGCCATTCTCTTCCAACAAGTCTGCGGCTTCACGTCCACTGTGCTTGCTGTCACTTAAATCCATTAGAATAATATGTGAGTCAGTACCGCCTGTCTGTACGCTTATATCACGCTGTCTAAGCACGTCACACATAGCTTTAGCATTTTGTACTACATTGGCGCTATATTCCTTAAACTCTGCTGTGTTTGCTTCTATAAAGCACTGTGCTTTGGCTGCAATAATATGCATCAACGGGCCGCCTTGTGTACCTGGAAAAATAGCACTATTGATACGTTTCGAATAGTCCGGATTATTCCATAGTATAATACCACCGCGTGGGCCTCTAAGAGTCTTGTGTGTAGTACTTGTTACTATGTCTGCATATGGCAACGGACTAGGATATGCATTACCTGCAATTAGTCCTGAATAGTGTGCCATGTCTACTAACAACAATGCACCTACACTATCTGCAATAGCCCTAAACATACTCCAATCAATACTACGTGGATATGCACTTGCTCCGGCAACAATCATCTTAGGTTGTACTTCTTTTGCTTGTACCATAATTGCTGGATAATCTATCCACCCATCTTCTCTTACACCATATGTATGTGCTTCGTAAATCTTGCCTGAGATATTTGGCGGACTACCATGTGACAAGTGTCCTCCACTAGCTAAGTCCATTCCAAGTATTTTATCACCTGGTTTTAGAAATGCTTGATATACTGCTGTGTTAGCATTTGCTCCGCAGTGTGGTTGTACATTAGCAAACTCACAACCATACAATTCTTTTAGTTGGTCAATTGCTAGTGTTTCAATTTCATCCATATGATCGCAACCATTGTAGTAACGCTTGCCTGGATAACCTTCTGCATACTTGTTAGTAAACACACTGCCTGACAGTGCCATTACACTTTTACTTGCAAAGTTTTCACTTGCAATAAGTTCGATAGTACTTGATTGTCTATCTACTTCTTTATCGAGAATAGAATGTATTCTTTGATCCATTTACCAAATTCCTAAGTTTCTGCCGTTGCCAGCAATAATACTAAAACAGGTTACAACGTGTAACACTATCCAAAAGGTGCGAAAAGCCAGCGCCTTCATTACACTACGTTGAGTGATTGGAAGGAATTCTGGCTTGTCATCATCAGTAAGCCCAATAGGCATACCTACAGTGCGAGCCCATGTTACGAGCCAACGCCTCTGCCCGCTCATTACATAGCGTTCTTTTTTTCTTGGATTTCTTTACGGCGTTCTTTTGTAAGTTTGCCTAAGTCACCCAATGCTTTTCTAGCTCTTGCAGCCGCGGCTTTTACGCCTTTACCTTCGAACGTTTCATGTTCGAGTAAGTAGTTATTAAATGCCTGTACGATTTCGTCGTGATTTGCCATTATACTTCTCCTTTTTTGTTAATGTAAATTTATTTAATAAACGTGTGTTTAAGGGGTCTTAAATGTGGTTATGATCTAACCGGACGGAATATGCCTGAGACCTTGCCTCTACTCTGAGTCCATCCATATTGATGACTGTGTGTAATTGTGCCGCCTGATGGATTATTATTAGTAGGACTTGCTTTGTCGCTTTGATTGCCCCCGCAGAAAGTATATGTTCCTGGACTCGGTGATGTATATATAAAGTTTACGTGGCTATAATTCCATACAACAATATCTCCAGGTTGTCCATCTGACAATGGAACTGGTACTCCGCCATATACACTAGTCTTGTCTCTAAAGTCGTATGCTCTAGCACTTTGCATATATTTGTAACCTGTACGCTTTAATACCCAATTTACAAATCCTGCACACCAAGGTGTTTGATCTGTTTTCCAATACGATGTATCAGGAAATCCTAGCTCTTTCCATATATTAATAATGTTTCCGTTACTAGGATTAACAGTTTCGTCCCATTGATCATTAGCTGCTTCTGATAATAGTCCAGTTAAAAATCCTGGAATGCCGTCGGCTGCTGCTGTTGAATTGGCTGCACTTGCATCAACTAATGGTGTAGTTGTTCCCATATCGTCTACGCCAGCTGCTGGTGCTCCTTCGTATCTTGCTGGAACTTGGCCACTAGTATCTCCTGATGCAGGAGGATTAGCAATTGCTTCTTGTACTTGTGCATCAGTGGCGGCTGCTTGTTCCGGTGTAAGAATAATTGGCGGGACATAACCTTCATTTGCCCATACATTTTGTGAGCCAGTTTCTGCTTTAGTTGGTACCCAACTACCGTGTCCAGATGTTGCGTCACCTCTTCTATGTACTGCTATTTCATTTATAAAAACTGTATCTGATCCTGTTTCTGCTGGATCTCCACAAATTGTAGTGTCGCCAATACGTACTGTTGCTTTTTCATTTGTAAACACATCAGGAGATCCTTCGTTGTAACTAGTTTGATGGAAAGGTCCTGGACTAGGTGATTCGTGTCCTTCGTGTGCGTCTAGTTCTATTCTTACTACTTCTGGCATTATAATCTTCCTACAACTACTTCGATAATTCCTTCACCGTCTGTAGTTTTATCTTCAAGTGCTTTACCAATTATTGCTCCGCCAATAAAAGAACTTGCTTCTGCATATCCCTTATATTTACTAGATATCATCATGTCGCCTTTTCTAACTTGGCCCCATACCTTACAAGGTACTCTGCCTTGTAATGCTATTGCTACACCTTCTATCTCTGCATTCATCAAGTAAGCAGGTTTCTCTGATACAACTCCTGCTACTTTTGTAGAAGCATATTCTGATAAAGTTACTTCAGCTTCGCCGCCAAATTGTAAAACAGTTCCAACTTCGTATTCTGCATCACTAGTATATTTTTCCGCTAAGTCAGCATAGTTAGCAGTTGTTGCATTACCGCTAAATGTAGTTGCAGCCAATGTTCCGCTGCTTGGAATATATTTTAAAGTACTGTCGTGTATTTTAGTAGCTTGATCACCTACACCAGCAACAAATGTAGGATACCATTGAGTTTGTGATGGATTGTCAGGGCTATCTGTAATATTTGTTGTAGTTGCTGCTGAACTACCTGTTAGTGTAATTGTACTGCCAACTTGTGTTGCTGTAACATTACCTGCACCAGCAATAGTAACTGTGCCTGTGGTTTCACTTCCAGTTATGCCTACACTAGTTACAGTATTAGTATCAGTAAACAATGCATTTGCTGGTACTGCTGTTTTAACATTATCAAATGCCCAGTCTGAGCTAATACTTGTAGTAGTTGCACCATTTGTAGGAGTACTACTAATGGCTCTAAATGTATTAGTATCTGTAAACAATGCATTGGCCGGTACTGCTGTTTTAACATTATCAAATGCCCAGGCTGAGCTAATACTTGTAGTAGTTGCTCCGTCAGTAGGTGTGTCAGTTATAGCTCTAAATGTATTTGCCCAAGGTACGTTAACAAACATTTGACCACTTGATAATTCTACTGGATAATTTTTACCATCTTCTGTATATCCTATTTTAACTAGACCTAGTGTTGAACTAGTTGCAGTTGAATACGTTGTATTTGTAAATGTAATCTCAGTATCATTTTCTTGGAATAACGTAAGAGTATTGCCGTCTACTTCTGCTTCAGCAATGTTTAAAGCTGGTAATACATAAGTATTGGCATCGGCTGTACCTGAGTAACCTAAGTCAGCAAGTGTACCTAAATCTTCTATGCTGAGTGTTTTAGAACTGATATCAGTGATGTGACCAAAGTCATCAATACTAATACTTTGTATGACTGTGTCGTCTGCTGTGTTGCTGACACTTGCTTGATTGTTAGAAGTGTCAGCATGATCAATTGTTATCGTTTCAGAACTAGCAGTTCCGGTAACTTCAATAGCATTGCCGCCTACTATTATAACGTCTTGATTTGTTGCACCGTCACTTAGTCGGACTCTAGTCTGTCCGTCTAATACATCAGTACCAACATTTTCTACACTTAATGCATATGTAGTATCAACACCTGTCAGTGTAACTGTATTACTGTTTTGTGTTGCTGTAACACTACCGGCACCTGCAATAGTAATAGTTCCACTTGCTTCGCTGCCTGAAATACCTACTTTGGTTTTTGTAACACTAAATGCTCCACTGATACTGTTATAACTTAAATCTCCGCCACCAGTGAACAAATTTCTAATAGCGCCGTCAGTTCTTTGAGCTGTCTCAGAGAAACTAAACGCACCAGTTGACGAGTCATAACTAACATCTCCACTAGCACTAAACAAGGCTCTAATCTCGCTTTCGGTCCTAGCTGCGGCATCTGAGTAACTAATTACACCAGTCGAACTGTCATAACTTAAATCACCGCTAACACTAATCAATCCTCTAATATCACTATTACTAGGACCAGTGTAATCAAATACACCTGAGCTTTCAGTGTAACTAAATGATCCTAGTCCGCCATTGTCATTTGCACTAACAAATCCTCGTACATCGCCACTGCCAACTTCTCCTGCGGTAAAACTAATTACACCAGTTGAACTATCATAGCTTAAATCGCCACTAACACTAATTAACCCTCTAATAGCAGTATCACTTCTATCTGTGTCAGTGTAACTAATAACTCCGGTATTAGAATTATAACTTAGATCTCCACTAACACTAATAGCTGCTCGTATTTCGCTACGAGCTGTTCCTGTTAAACTAATAATTCCGTTTGTTGAATTGTATGATAAACTTCCGTAGTATTCGTCACCAACCGGGTCGGCAGTATCACTAACTGACACTGCTGTCCTTGCATTGGCATTAGTGTATTTGGTTATACTGAATACACCTGTACCAGAATTATATGCTAAGTCACCACTTGCACTAAACAGGCCTCTAATATCACCATCTGTCTTTTCGTCAAATTCTATTTCACCAGTGGCCGCATTATAACTAATACTACCTGTTACAGTAAATGCACCACGAATTTCGTCAAGTGTTATTCCGCTGTATGTATATGTTCCGTTACCACTATCGTATTCTAGTCCACCGTATCTAGTATTTCCGTCACTAGTTTGTGCGGCGCTAAAATGCGCTCTTACTTCTGTAGCACTAGGACCAGTGTAGGTGATTACACCTGTTAAATCATCATATGATAAACTTCCATCTCCGCCAGCATCGGTTGCACTAATAGCTGCTTGGGCTCTCGCGTCTGTAAAATATAAATTTGTAGGTGTTACACTTTCGTCAATGTCGTCTGTTACTAATGTTATACTATTGTCTACATTTGCACTTAAACTATTAACTTCAAATGTTTTACTATCGGCATATGTTTCTACAAACAATTTATTAGTTGCGTCTAAATTAGAAACAGGTTCTGCAACACGTTCTATTTTATAATTTGCTAGATCTAAATTGCCTTGTAAAGGTTGTGTTGCTGTTAAATCTAAATAGCCTGGACCTATTTTAGCAGGAACACTAATTCCGGCATGTGTAAGTCCTAGTCTTCTGTTTACATAACTACGTACTGCACTTTCAGTTGGCACAGTATCACTTGCATTGTCTGTCATTGCATCGTCAGTTGAAAATTCACTAACTGCAACACCACGTTTGAATCCAATACCATCTAAGTTTGAAAGAGCAATACTTGCTGAGAATGTAACAGTACCTGTACCTTGATCAACTTTAAAGTATTCACCAACCCTAAAGTTACCATCTTGGTCAGTGGTTACATAGAATACTCGTCCTTTACCTTCTTCAACTACTTCACGAGGTTGGCTTGCTGGTATTTCAGGTTGGCCGTAAATTTCTCTTGGATAACTCGATGTTTGGTAACTTCCTGTTCCAATGTCTAATAAGTCGTGTCCTGTAACTCTTAATGTACTGATACCAACTGTGATTCTAGCAACTGTAGTTGCAGGAACTCCGGCTCGCATTGTAGGAGCATCTGGGTATACACTAAACGATCTTGTTAGTGCAGGTGTTACATCTACTTCTGCATAAAGTTGTCCAGTTGTTGCCTTATCTCTATATGCAGTAATTTGGTGCATTGTTCCGTCAAAACCAAACACATATTGTTTACTGTTGGTAATTGCTCCAAGTATTCTTGCTTCTTCATTTGTATCAAAGTCAACATCAAGGCGTATTGTTGTGTCGCCAACTTGTCCAGAGCCTGCTACACTACCTGCTGTATCGTCAATAACAAGTTTAACATAATCATAACTTTCACGAAGTGTAATACGTGCTTCGTTTGATGGCAAGTTTGCTACATCATATGCTAGTACACGATATACTTTATCAGGGTCGTCATCATAAACTAATGCTGTACTAGGACGAGTTGGATTTACATCAATAATACCATCATACTTTATAACTTGATTTGATCTAATAACTATTTTAGTTGCATCTGGAATATCTACTTGTATTCCAGGATTATCTGCTGCACCCTGAGCAATATTAAGTGCATATATCTGCGGCGATGTCCCGTCAATTGATGTAATGTTAGTTACTTCGTATCTGTTTAAGTAAACCGGATCACCATTCATGTCCGCTGCACCATTGTGATCAATTTCTAGTTCACTTACATTGAATGGTGCATAACTTGGATTAATAACATAAACTACTGTGTCTCCACGTTGGTTAGGATAATCTCCAGTTGTTTTTACTGTGGCAATTTGTACTGTATCTTCTGCTACAAATACTTGGTCGCTTACTTCTAATGGATCACTGCCTTTAGCAACAAGAGCAAAATCCCCATACGCTGTTGAACCATTTAACGAACGTATGTCTGAACCGTTTTCAGCTAGATAACTTATGTGATTGTAGTAACAGAATACGCTAACAAGTTCGCATCGTGCGTTGTTTGTAGTATATACTCCGTATCCTAGGTCGTTCACTTGCGTAAAGTCGTTACCAAGCATTGATATATTACCAGCACTTAGTAATTCTATATCGTAAGGTAAACTAGGTAATGCAGTTTCTAATTCGTTTACAATTTGATAGTATGGCAATTCCCAAGGAGTTGCTGGGTTTAATAGTAATCTATATTCTCCGGCTGCGACACCAACTGTATCTGCTTTGTCTACTTGAAATCTTGTTCCGTCAATAAAGAAGCTAGTTGGAGTTTGAGGCTGTCTATATACATTATCAATAATAATTTCAGTAGTGCTATTAGCTTGTTTTAAACGTGCGTCTAAATTACCGGCAAAGCCGTCAATAAACATACCCCCACCAAACAATACGTCTGGTGCTATAGATTTTGAAAAACTAGATGCTGTTTGTGTGTAAGGAGATTTGGTAAGTATCTGTCCTGCAGGATCAAGTACTTCCATAAATCCGCCATGACCTTGTACACTTATATTTCTTATGATGGTTGCGTCATTCATTAAGAACACATCCACCTCGTCATTAGCTTTAGGTGCGTTGAAGTTTCCATTTATAACTTCAACAACAGATCCAACTAAATCCTCAACTACACTTTGTTCTGCACTTTCAACTAATGCACTCATTTGTATTTTTAAATGAGTAATCGCCGCGGCAGTTTCTGTAACTTGGTCTGCTGGTAGCTGTCCTTGATATGTTAGTGCAGAAAATAATGTTTCTTGATATCCGCCATACAACATATCTAATGCAACAGCATCGACTATATATCCTACATCACGTCTACACTTTTGTTCGTCATATTCTAAACTTGGATATGTAGTAGTAATAAAGTTTATAACACTGTCTTGTAATACTTGCTTGTTCTGCATTGTAGAAAATGTTTTGTACGCTTCGTCGTAGTCGCCTACATTCTCTGCATAAGCATATATGTCAGTAGATCTATCTGCTAGATAGTGCGCACCAAATGGATTATCACCAACAACTGCTGGGTCTAAGTTTAAGTGTTCAGCGCCACGTTTGAATCGAGTGTTTGCCCAAGGACTAGCACTAGCACCAGGGCGTGGCCTTACAATACTACGTCTAAATTCATCGCCTTTGATAGAAGTATTATTTGGTACTTTGATTGGAAAATGTTCAAAGTAAATACCACTTTCAAGTCTAATTGTTATTTCAGGATATTCTGTTCCGGCTGCTTGATACTCGCTATACGGAACGCCAGGTATTGGATTACCAAACTTTAGTTGTTCGTCTAGTACAAATGTTCCTTCCTCAACTTTTATAATTAGTTGGTCAGCAGTTTGTCCTGAGTTTACATTGTATTCTTCAATGAGACCTACTGCACCACTAGTTTGTCCAATTACTCTAAATCCACTACGTAATTCAGTTGTAGCATCTAGTTCAGCAGAGCCTTTAAAAACTGCAATATCTTTAAAGTCACCTACATCATTAATTGACACAATATAAGAACGTTGCTGTTGTACTTGACTATCGTATGTGATCCATTTTTGATATGGACCTAATCCTTTTGACGCTCGGCTAACAACACGTTCGGCTTCTCTACAGGCAGCATTTAAACTAGCAAAGGCAGTTCCTGGTGTGCGGCCTCTTTTAACACCAAATAGGTTATCGTCTCTACCGTTTGGCGATACGTATAATACATTCGTTGTTGTGTTAAATGGAGTTGATGCAACTAGATAGTATTCACTGCCGTCGGAATATTCTAAACTTTGTGTTGCTGGATTATATCTAAAAAGACCACTTGACGCCGCCGGGCGATCTTGTTCGCCTTGCAAATAAAGTTCAGTGATGTTGCCTTCACTATCAACTTTTGCTTTGTCGCCGTATGCTGGCTTTCCGCCTGCTGTTTGACCGTCTCCAACATATAACTGCTTATTGGTAGTATCGTATATTACTTCACCGCTTAACGGTGTAAACCCTTCTCTATCACTAGTAGGGCCACGTCTTACAAGTACTGATCCCCGCTCAGGTACGTCTGGCATTATGCATCATCCTCAATTAATGGACTAAATCTTCCATATAAAATATTAGGATCATATGAAGCTGTTCCTAACAGCGGAATATAACCACCGTCAAAATATTGTTCAGGAACATCCGCAAAGTTTCCACCGTCTATATTAGAAATTACAGTATTATATATGGGATTAATATCTCCAGCATCAATAGGTGGAATATTAAAAAAGTTATCTCTGTCAAATGGTGCGCCACGTCTAATCATATACTATCCTTTAGTATATTTATCGGACTAGACGGGCTAGTAGTTAACTCAGTGCTATACCAGTAGTTTGTGAAGTATACTGTTTTGCAATTTCTGTTTCTGTCTTAGCAAGACAACTTACTGAGTGTGCTTGTAATACAAATTTTGCATCAGGTGATACGCCAAACATAAATGGTGCTAGGCCTAGTCCTTGTTGTTGTGCAATAAGGACCATTGGTTTGTGTAATTTATATGTAGTAGCTGATTCTTCTTCTAATCGAGCTACCAGTTCTTCACCTGAACTTAATTTAAAAGAGACTGTGTCTCCAACTTTGTATGGTGTTTCTAATAACATATTTTTATCTTCGTTTAATAGCCTTTTTAGTGGCTCGCGTTGCCGCTGGTTTAATTTTCTTAGCGCCTGTAGTTTTACGAGGTTTTCTAAGTGCCATGTGGTGTTACCTTTCTAAAGTGTATGTCCCGTGCCATTATAGCCGGTTTCTTCTAAGTATGTACTAAACTGATCGTAGCCGCCAATTGCTGTTCCGTTAATACGGATCTGTGGCACTGTACGGGCACCTGGGAAGTTTTCTAACAGTTCTTCCTTAGTATAATCGGTGCCAAGTGTTTTGTACGTATACTCTAACTGACGCATTTCGCAAATTGCTTTTGCTTTATCGCAGTAAGGGCATTGTGGTTTTCCATAAATTTCAATCATTATAAACTGAATCCTTTTAGGCTGTCTTTATCAACATCCTGTTTGATGCCACCAATGATATAACTTTCAACTTCTGTCTCTTGCGGTGCAACCTGCAAGCCTGAGCTAGATAGCCAATGTTGTGTCCATGGTAGCGGGTTAGTATTTACTGGAGCATCAAATATAGCATCTAAGCCTAACGCTTTGAGTCGTCTATTTGCAATGTATTCTACATACTGATGTAACAGTTTATCATTAAGACCAATCATACTACCATCTTTAAACAAATAGTTTGCCCAGTCTTTTTCTTCTGCAACACATTCACGCCATAAGTCGTATACTTCTTCTTTGCACTCTTTAGCAATCTCTGCCATCTCTGGATCGTCTTTGCCATTTGCCCACATCTTCAATACGTGTGTGCTTAGTGCTAGGTGTTGTGCTTCGTCACGAGCAATTAATGAAATAATCTTTGCAGAACCTTCCATTAGTTTTAGCTCACCAAACGCAAAAGTACATGCAAAACTTACATAGAAACGTAAGCCTTCAAGAATGTTTACTGTTTGCATAGCAAGATACAATTTCTTTTTAACATCACGCATGTTGCCTTCTTTGCGATGTGTATACGCATCAGCAACTTCTGTAAATGCATCGTAATGTTTAGTTACACTTTCTGCTCTAGCGATAATTTTTTCGTCATCTAAAATAGTATCAAACACTTCTGACGGGTCAGCATACACGTTCTTCATAATGTGTGTATAACTACGTGAATGGATTGTTTCAAAGAAGTCCCAAGTAACAATACACCCTTCTAGTTCAGGAAGTGAAACATGCGGCAAAAATGCTAGGCATGGACCACGTCCTTGGACACTATCGAGTAGCGTCTGATATTTCAAATTGGAAGTAAAGATGTGCTTCTGCTCTGGGCGGAAGTTAGCAAAGTCAGCTCTGTCTTTTTGTAGACTTACTTCTTCAGGTCGCCAAAAGTATCCAAGCATAGTTTGATTTAATTTATCAAACACAGGAAATTTAAATACATCATAACGTTGTGTGTTTTGATCTGCTCCGAAGAACATATTTTGTTTGGTGAAATCCACCTTTTCTTTATTGAATACAGTTTTTGCCATCTTGCTTCCTCTATCTCTGTCTTTATATAGTAACTTACTTATCTTAATAAGTCAACCACTAAATTGCACATGCCTCACATTCTTCACCTTCGTCTATTTCACTAGGTGCTAATTCTACTTGTTGTGCTTCTTCTTCTATTTCACTTGGATCAGTTTTATAATCATAAGTGTTTTGGTAGTACGATGTCTTCCAACCGTACTTGTAAGTGTTTAATAAATCTTGTAACATAACACTCATCGGTACTTCGTTATTTTCGAAGTGTGTTGGATTGTAACTCCAATTACCGCTAATTGCTTGATCAAAGAATTTTTGCATTACAGCAACTACATTGATATAGCCTTCATTGCTAGGCATATCCCATAGTAAACTATAATAATTCTTTAATGTTTGATACTGTGGAACAATCTGCTTAAGAGGCCCTTTCTTGGACTTCTTAACGGACAAGTAACCTCTAGGTGGTTCGATTCCGTTTGTTGCGTTCGACACAACGGAACTGCTCTCCGAAGGCATCTGTGCGGACAATGTGCTGTGCCTAAGACCGTGTTCTTTGATCTGAACTCGTAAAGTATCCCAATCATAATTTAACTTGTTCTCCACAATATTATCAACGTCACTCTTATAAGTATCAATTGGAAGAATGCCGTCGCTATATTTAGTACGGTCAAAGTACTCACACGCACCACGTTCTTGTGCAAGTTTATTAGATGCTTTTAACAAGTAATATTGGAACGCTTCACTAAGATCGTGTACTATCTTCCAAGCTTCTTTGTCATCATACTTAACATGGTTCTTGGCAAGATAATGAGCTAGTCCAATATAACCTATGCCTAATGAACGTCTTGCTTTTGTACTAATTTCTGCTGCCTTAATTGGGTAGCGTTGATAGTCAATAATTTCTTCTAATGCTCTTACTGCCAGTTCGCATAATTCTTCTAAATCATTTAAGTCTCTTATAGTACCAACATTAATAGCACTTAGAATACATAAAGCAATTTCACCTTCTGGATCGTCAATATGATTAAGTGGCTTTGTTGGTAATGTAATTTCTTGACACAAGTTACTCATGTATACTGTGTCTTTAAATGAGCTATGTGTATTAGCATGATCAACATTCATAATGTATATACGTCCTGTCTCTGCACGTTCTTTTATTAATGCTGAGAACAAGTCCATTGCTGATACTTTTTTCTTCTTAATACTTGTAGCACGTTCGTATTTTTCATACATTTCTTTAAACTCGTCTGCATCGCCAAAGTATGCTTCATACAATCCAGGTACATCATGCGGCGAGAAAAGAGTTATATCTTGACCAGATAATAACCTTTCATACATTGTTTTGTTTAACTGTATACTGTAATCTAATTTACGTACACGATTGTCCTCTGTGCCTTTGTTGTTCTTTAGTACAAGGATATCTTCAATCTCTTGATGCCAAAACGGGAAGTGTGTAGTAGCACTACCGCCACGTACCCCATTCTGTGTACAACAACGTACAGTTGATTCAAACTTCTTTAAAAACGGAACGATACCAGTGTGCGCCACTTCTCCGCCACGTATTTTTGCGTTGACTCCGCGTATTCTACCAGCGTTAATGCCAATGCCCGCACGTTGAGCAGTATAGCGGCCAATAGCCATATCACTAGCAAAAATACTATCCAAAGTGTCATCACTATCAACAAGTACGCAACTTGCAAACTGACGTACAGGGGTCCTGACACCTGCCATGACTGGGGTTGGGATATTGACTTTAAATAGTGAGGTCGCATCGTAGTATCTCCTTACGTAATGCATACGTGTTTCTGCTGGATAGTTTGCAAATAATGTTGCCGCAATCATCATATACATGAACTGAGGAGTTTCAAATATTTCTCCTGTAGAACGATCTTGTACTAGATATTTGTCAACAACTTGTCTCATGCCTGCATAGGTAAAGTTCTCATCACGCTTGTGATGAATGTAACGATTCAACGTTTCAATTTCTTCGTCAGTATAGCTGTTTAGTATTGCAGGATCATATAATCCACGTTCAATATTTTGATCAATAATTTGTTTGAAACTAACTGCTAAAAATTCTCCAAATACTTGTTTGTATAATCCGTAAGTTAGTAATCTTGCAGCCGCATACTGGTAGTTTGGATTGTCTAAGCTAATAAGATCGTTGGCTGAGCGTACTAACACTTCTTGTATCTCACTAGTACTCATACCATCATAAAACTGTAAGTTAGCGTTCATTTCAATTTGACTGCTACTTACGCCGGCTAAACCTTCACATGCATGTTCTACCACTTTGTGTATTTTATTAATGTTAATTGGTTCTGCACCGCCTGATCGTTTTACAATATGAATGCCGTTTGACATGAATGACTCCTGTTTATATCTAGTTAAAATGTTTATATTTGCTGAGGTATTTAGTGGAGCTGGGGCATGATGTAAACTCGTTGCGAAAATATAGCATCCGGTAATTCCTCTCGTGAAACCACTTCATTGTTGTAATTAATTATGTTGTTATCTACGAATAATAAGTAGTGGGTCTCGGACTTTTTATTATTCGTACAAATATGTATCTCAAATTTACTCTCTGAAAAGCGTTCAGTTAACTGTAGGGAATAACACATTCCCAGTACGATTCCAAACTCGCAATATTGGTTCTCTTCTAGAAGCTCCCAAGGACTTGCCCAAGAGCTTTGATCCCAGGGATCCCAGCTAATTCTTTTCAGTGGAGCATTCTTATAAAAGTCTCGGACATGCTGAAATGGTTCTTCAACTGTCTCTAATGACTCTCTAAATGTTTTCCAGGCTGCTAGTTGTTCTTCAAAATTTTTCGTAAACATTAAGACCTTGACGATAGAGTAAAAGTTATTGTCGGTAACGTTACAGTAGACTCAGTTGTGCCATTATATATTTCAATATAGGCAGTGTCGTTGTCTGCATCTGCAACATCCCCACTTGTTATATTAACAAGTCTTCCTCTAAATGTCAAGTTATTTCCGGCCCCAGTTAGGCTAATATCTTGTCCAATAAATTCATATTCATCTGATACTGATATTTTTTCGTTATCTCTGTCAATTATTACAGTTAATACGCCTTGTCTAACGCCATCAGCATTAATAGACTTATAAGTGTAAGGAATTTCAAAAGACCTAGTTTGATTGGCCGGTAAGCGCCAAGCTGATATCCAATTGCCATTAGAGCCTATTGGATTTACTGTATGCATAGCATTATGTGTGTAATTGAATACACCTTCTACTTCTGGTAGATATTTTGGTCCAGCAACGTCTACTAGCCAATTACTGCTGTTTGCATCGTTTACGTTTACAAATTCTGAACTATAACTTAAATCAGATGTTCTTTCGAACCAATCATCACTCGTTATGTTACCTGTTTCAGAAAATTTAATAACACTAGTAACAACTGTTGAAGTAGAGCCGCCGTCGTTACCTACATCGTAATACTTGTTGTTTCTTGATACGTTTCCTGTACCTTTATCAACTACATATCCTTGATTAAATATTTCTCTAAATACTGAATTTTCAATTATAGTATTTGCAGGGCCATATGCTTGGCCGTCTGCTAAGTATGCTGCCAATTCTACTGGATCAGTATAGTCAATTACATCCATACCTGCACCTAGATTAACTGCAATTAACATTGTGTTAAAAGTCATATCTCTAAAAGTATTGTTTTCGATATCATGTGAACTGCTAATACCGTAGGCAAAACCTTCTATGTCTATGTTTTCAAATACGTTAGAGTTACTTCTTACTGCGCCACTAAAACTTTTTAAATTAATAGCAATCGATGCAGCCTGTACGCCGTTGCCATCCCAATAACCTTTTAATTTTAGATCATGAAAATAACTATCTCTACAACTTTGTAGATTGAATACAGTATTATAAATCTTTGAAGCAGTATCTTGGTATTGTAATGTCATACCGCTTACTTCAATGTTAGTAGCTTGGTTACTTGCACTTAATGCAATAGTTTCGTCATAATTACCTATCGTACTAGAACCGTTTACTGTAATGAATATTGGATGATTAGCAGTTTGTTCAATAATTGTTTTATTTTTTCCTGCACCTCTTAATGTTGCATATGGCGGAAGTTTAAGACTGCTGTCAATTTTATATAAACCAGGTGCTAGATTTAATATGTATCTGTTTTCAGGAGATGTTTTAGTATTAAGAAATAAGTTATCAATAGCACGTTGTAGTGCGGCAGTTTGAATTGCACTTGTGTCATGCTGTGCGCCAAAATCTGCTACATGAACATTAAATTCTAATCTATCTTGTAATGTTCTGTTGATTGATGTACGTGCAGTTGCACCTGTTTGTATAATAGAATCATCTGTTCTATATTCATATTGATTAGATAAACTAAAAATGTTATCAGCTGAAGTAAGGATCTTAGTATTACCTACATACGGTGCACCTTCGCTTACTGAACCGTTGCCTATAAACAACTCTTGGCTATCAACTGCCCAACCTATTTCACCAGACGCAAGTTGCGGAATATCCGTTTGTCCTTTGCGTCCTCTTCTTACTTGAATTCTACTAATTTGTACAACAGCCACTTGCTATCTCCTACACGTTTATTATGTATTTATGCGAACTTCTCGTAATATGTGTAAACCCTGTTGTACCATTCGTTGCGCCACTCATCATACTCATGCGGCCATACATCAAACTGTTGGTATGTTTCGCCGCCTAGTATCATACCGTCATCGCCACGACTACACATAAAGATATGTCCTTCACGTATATCTGTGCCGTAGATTTCGTTGTGTGCTTCTGCGTATGCTACTAACTGTAAAAAATAGTTTTGTACATACTCTAGCTTCTTAGGCTTGTTAGTTTGCTTAAAATCCATTATGCAGGGCTGACCCTTGTATTGTCCTACTAAGTCAGTAGTACCAGCATACATTTGCGGAACATATAGAGCAACTTCACTTCCCCATATTTCATCTACATCACCCATGGCATGTTCGAGTACTTGTTGAGCCATTGCGTGTGCTTTCTTAGCAAATGGATTACTACCCGGAGTTGGCATTACGCCTGTCTCTACATAGTCTTCCAAATACTTGTGCATACGTGTTCCTACACCGGCCGCTTCTGTTGTGATTTCTCGTGCTTTAGTTTCACCAACACGTTTACGCCAGGCAATAAGTCCTGTCTTGTCACTAGTGGCGTCTAAGATTGTAGTAACGCTTGCTACAGCGCCTCCATCAGGAGTTTGGTATAAACGCCTACCGTCTATTTGTTTGCGGTTAATCGGTTGATAATCAAACTTCTTTTGTATTAATGACATTAAGTGTTTTCCTTGTAATATGGTTCTACTCCGCTATTTTCGTCGTGTATAGCATCTACTTCTGTAACTTCAGGTACATAGTGTTTTACCATATTTTCAACACCAAATTTTAATGTAGCAGTACTTCCTGCACACCCTGCACAGGCTCCGCTTAATTCTAGAATCAGCTTACCTTCATCATATGAAACAAAATTAATTTTGCCTCCGTGTGACGATACTGCTGGTTGTATTCTAGTTTCGATCAAGTCGTGGATAGTCTGTACTATTTCCTCATTTGTTCGAGACATGTCTTCTCCTATAGTATTAGTTACTATAATACATTAAAATTTATTGTTTGTCAAGTATTATTGGCGTTTTTTGGTAGCACGTTTTGCCATTTGGCTAACTGCTTTATTACCCAAATCCTGTTGCGGTGCTTGAGAATCAGCATCTGTATCAGTTTTTAGTGTAATACCGTCTTGATTAAAGTTTTTAATCATAGACTTTAAACGTTCATCTGAATCATAAGCGGCTTTAAAAGTTCTGTAATCGAACTGCTCACGTCCAGCATTTTTCATTAAGTTGTTTAATGCATCAAAAGAAAACTCGCTGGCTTGCTTTTTCAAGTTTGCGTCAGCGAGTATGTTTCTTATTACAAGAATTAATTTTTCAGAGGAACTAGCCTCTTCATTTACTTTTTTTTTGAAAGAATGGTACCTAATTTTCTACTTCTTTCTACGCTTTCACGCTTTGCACGACCTGCTTCTTCTTCACCACCTACTGCTGGTTCAGCTGCCGCCATGCCATCGTCTTCTGCTGGTGCTTCTACTTCTGCATCAACGTCTACGTCTGCCATTGGATCAGCATCTGCATCAACTGCTGGCATTTCTTCTTCGCCGCCCATTGGTTCAACAGGATCGCCTTCACCAGTTAAAATTCCAACACCTGCTGTTGTTGCTTCACGTGTTGCTTCTAGTGCTGTGTATAGTGCTTCTAATGCTGGTTTCACAGAGTTTGTAAATGCTTCTGATTGCTCCGATCCCATTTCATCACGAATTGAGT